GTACCATCTGTTGAAAGGGTTCCTGCTATTTTAGTATCTGCATAAGTCTTAGTTGCCTTCTGCGAACAAACTTTTGTATCACTATTATCTGCTAAAGTACCATCTGTTGAAAGGGTTCCTGCTATTTTAGTATCTGCATAAGTCTTAGTTGCCTTCTGCGAACAAACTTTTGTATCACTATTATCTGCTAAAGTACCATCTGTTGAAAGGGTTCCTGTAAGTTTGGTATCAGCATAAGTTTTAACTGCTTTTTGTGAACAAACTTTGGTATCACTATTATCTGCTAAAGTACCATCGGTTGAAAGGGTTCCTGTAAGTTTGGTATCAGCATAAGTCTTAGTTGCTTTCTCTGTCGGACAACAACTGTCAGAATTTCCTGCCATTGTTCCGTCTATACTTATCTCGTTTATTGTTGCCCCAGTAGGCAATTTCAAACTCGTTGCTAATTCAACAGCACCTGTAGCACTAATTGATAATCTCTTTGTGCCACCTGTACTAAAATCTAATGTATTGGATACAGAACTACTCATACCAGTATCTGTATCTGTTATAAAACTATAGGAAGGTAGTGAAGCAGTCCCTGATCCACTTTTTATTGCACCTAAAGAGTTAACTGTGAATACTAATGCAGATGCTGAGTTTTTAATTTGAAATTGTAAGTTGTCGTCAATATACCATTGTGCAACCCCTCCAATATTTTTAATTGTTAATTGTTTTGCGTCTAAAGCATTTACTGTTTGTATGTTCTGGTTGCCCATAGTCAAAGCACCAGACATAGTATCTCCTGTTTTTGATACATAAGATGCCCCAGCAATGGTTTGATTAATTGTGGATATGGTACTTAGGATATTAACACCACCAACCGTTAAACCAGTTGGTAAAGTGGTCATGGCAGAATCTACAGTCATTGCCAATGAACCGTTATCATAAACCGTTAAGTTTTCCCCACCTCTTATTGATACATAACCAGCAGTCTCACTAATTACTAAACCGTCTTGTGGAGCAACAATAGGGGTTCCACCGTGTAACACTACTAATGCTTTGTTAGTTCCTAGTGTAATATTCCCACCGTTAGTTATGGAGTTATTGCCTAAATCTAAATTACCTGTCATAGTAGACGAACCATCAATTGCTACCTTTCCATTTACAGTAACACTAGATGATCCTCTATCGTAGTATAGATTGTCAAATGTTTGAATAACAGCACCATCAGAATCCTTTATTACAATCTTTAAGTCAGAAGTTCCATCTGTGAATGCCACAAGAGTTCCATCACTCTCAAAGGGACGAGTAGTAGCACCACCATTACCATTGGAGTCTACGAAAACAGTGTAAGGGGTAGTAGTTTCTGCACGAAAAAATTCTGCTGATCCACCTACCAACACATCACCCTGATAGTAATACGGAATTAATAATTGTGTGATTTGGACCATATGTTACCTATAAGAAAAGTTTGGAGAAACGAAAGATGAACTAAAATCTCTTGATTCTTTGCCCATTGCTCTGCGTTTAAGTTCTTCTGCCTTATTTATTAAATATCCTCGTTCTGAAAGATCTAAGTGGTATTCGTCAGCAAGACGGGAAGCAAGTAAATAAGTCAAAGATTCAAGAAATTCAACAGGTAGATCTACATGCTCACCTGTGGTATCAGTATCATATATTCTCTTAGTTACAAGCATATGTATCTTTACATCCGTATCTACGATAGGAAGTGGATAGAGATGAACTATTGAACTATTCAATTTGTTTTCAACTGCGAAATTAGTTGGCATTGTAGTGGTGAAAGAAGATTTTGATCCCAATGCGAAAAAATCATCCAAAGAAATCTTATCAACAATATAGTCATATCCACTATCCCTTACAAACATCTTCTCAATATCAATGATATCGTTAGTGTAAGTGAATTGATTACTTGAAGTATATGAAGCACCACTTACCCAAGCAGTTAATGTAGACTCACCATTATCCCAATATGTTTGGTAATCATCACCTGTAACAGGTTGAGTATTAGAAGTTGCTGTATGTGGTTTCAAGCAGTAATAGTTAGAACCATCACTGCCAACTACTTTAGAAAGTGGATTGAAGGATTGAATAATCCATTCTCTTTTCCACATCCCTGCACCTTCATTGATTAGTCCTTGGATTACACCGTTTAGTGCCATCCTTGCGTCTGCATATTCATTTGAGTTCATACTATCGGAATTTCCAATAGCACCCACTATCCTACCAGCACGATGAATAATATCTCTTTCAGTCATTACCCATGAGTTTAAACCTGAAGTGTTATAAGTTGGCATTATTTACCTCCGAAAATTGCATAAACTGTAACAATAATAGAGATTACACCACCAACGATTCCTGTCCCGATAAGCCATTGACCAAGACCAATAGCACCTTTAGCAGTTGATTGAACATTAGTTAATTCACCAATTCGTTCTCTGGTTTCTTTTTTGAATTGATTCAACTGGTTTTGTTCGTGTAACATAATACTTTTGATATTTTCTATGTCTCTCTTCACCAACATCAACTCCATTTCCTGTTTACCAAGATTTTCGTAAAGTTTGTTGTTATTCTCCAGCATCATATTCTTCATTTCTAACAGTATACGATTCTGTAATTCTCCTAATGCTACAGATAGGAATTCCTTTAGATTCTTCTCAAGTGCGTTCTGGCAAGTTGCTTGCTGTTCAGGGGTGTGGTTAGTGGTTGTCATTATACTAACTCTATACCAGTAGTAGCAGTAGCAATAATATCTGTCCCAACCGATACAAACATTGATTGTTCTCTGTTATAGGCAATACCATACCAAGATTGTGTGTTGTTCAAAATAGATACTGCGGTCCATGTAATACCATCACGGGAAGTCATCATACGATCTCCAGCATTGCTAAGTGCGATAAACATTCCATTACCATAAATAACATGTTGCCAGTTGTCATTATCCCCAGCGGCAGTCCGTGTAGTCCAAGTAATACCATCATAAGATGTAATAACTTTATTTGTTCCTTCACCTACTCCAACATAGGTTCCATTACCATAAGCAACAGACAACCATGTATCTGTGCCATAACTTCTAATCGTCCATGTAATAGCATCTGGAGATGTCATGACTCTTGCTGTAGTAGTTGTACCTACACCGACTGCTACCCATAAATTATTTCCATAAGTGATACCATACCAACCATCGGTATCTGCTGGAGTAGTTCTAGCAGTCCATGTGATACCATCAGGAGAGGTCATTACCCTATATGATCCTGCTGAACTACCAACTGCTACGAACAGACCATTTCCGAATGCTACATCATTCCAGTGTTCTACGGACCCTGCGGAAGTCCTAACAGTCCAAGTAATACCATCAGGAGATGTTATCACCTTATCTATCGTATCACTAACTGCTACGAATATACCATTCCCAAAACATACACCCCAAAAATCATCATTATCCCCAGCGGCAGTCCGTGTAGTCCATGTGATACCATCAGGAGATGTTATCACTACATTAGTAGGACCATAACCTACTGCGACCCAAATGTTATTACCATATGCTACACTTCTCCACTCATTAGTAGTGGTGTTTCTTGAAGTAAAACTACTTAACCAAGGAGATACTGTATTTTGAACATAATTTCTTACTGCATATGAAGTAGGTATTGATAATCTATTTCCTCCTATTACATTTAAATCTGTTGAAATATGCGAGACTGTAGGACCAGAAAGCATAGTTAGACTTGGTGTGTATGTCTCCGCAATTAGTTTTAAGTTGGTATTTGTTGCGTAAAAAATACCATTAATATACGATAAATCAGATATATCATACATAGAACTTCCAGTAGGAAATACTTGATGAGAAGTCCAAGTTACTCCATCGGTGGAATATACTAAATTTATTTCTCCAATAACAGCAGTTTCTCTGGTTGCCAAGAAATACCCAGAACCATATTCAACTATCTCAAAATTATCTGAACCAACTGCGACTGTTTCTGTCCAAGTCAACCCATCTGGAGAAGTCATTACCAAAGGATATAAACCTACGGCAACAAACAGATCATTTCCCCATGTTACATCATTTAACCAAGTCGATGTAGAGATACCTCTGGTAGTCCAAGTAGCACCATCAGGAGAAGTAGCAATTGGTTTTTTATTACCAGAATAATCCAGTCCTATAGCAACGAAAAGACTATTTGCATATATGACCTTCAACCATCGTCCATCACCAATATCATAACCTGTCCATGTAATACCATCAGTTGATTTCATAATATTATCTGTTCCTGCAACATTGTTATCTCCAACAGCAACAAACACCCCATTACCGAAAGTAATACTCCTCCATGCGTCATCATTACCAAGTACGGATCTAAGTGTCCAATTAATACCATCTTCAGATGTAGCAACCCTGTTTGATCCATAATCACTAATGGCAACAAAAATACCGTTACCATAAGCAACTGATAGAAAATTTACACTTCCAGAACCTAAACCACAACTATTCCAATTAATCAAATCGTATGAGTATCTTACATCCTGCGACCCATCGTCCCCTGCCGAAACATAAACTCCCTTTCCATATGCTATTGCTGTACCTAATGGACCTGTAGGATCTGCAACCCATTCAATATTAGCAATAGTAGCACCAGCAGGACCAGTTTCACCTTGAATTCCTTGAATACCTTGAGCACCAGTTGCTCCTGTAGCACCTTGTGGTCCTTGAATACCTTGAGCACCAGTTGCTCCAGTTTCACCTTGAATTCCTTGAATACCTTGAGCACCAGTTGCTCCAGTTTCACCCTGAATTCCTTGAATACCTTGAGCACCAGTTGCTCCAGTTTCACCCTGAATTCCTTGAATACCTTGAGCACCAGTTGCTCCAGTTGCTCCAGTTTCACCTTGAATTCCTTGAATACCTTGTGGTCCAGTTTCACCTTGGATACCTTGTGGTCCAGTTTCACCTTGAGCACCAGTTGCTCCAGTTTCACCTTGGATACCTTGTGGTCCAGTTGCTCCAGTTTCACCCTGAATACCTTGAGCACCAGTTGCTCCAGTTTCACCCTGAATACCTTGAGCACCAGTTGCTCCAGTTTCACCTTGGATACCTTGTGGTCCAGTTGCTCCAGTTTCACCTTGGATACCTTGAATACCTTGAATTCCTTGGATACCTTGTGGTCCAGTTTCACCTTGAATACCTTGCTCACCTTGAATTCCCTGAATACCTTGAGCACCAGAAATAGCAACAGGAAGGTCGCTAAATGCTATTGTTTTGAGTTTAAAACCATCGGAAGCATCACGAATTAACATCTCATCGGTTGCTTCTGTTGTAGATAAACTATCAGTGGCATCAATTGTTGCTACTGTTGAGTCAAAACTAATTGTTCCAAGTATGGTGTCCCCGTTAGTATCCACACCATTGTCAACAATGTATGCAATTTCACTTAAAGTTACTGTTCCATTGGTATTGTCAGTCAATGACAAAACAGTTGAAATATCGTTTACCCTAATTCCACCAGTTTCTAATACGATATCATTAGTAACATTTAACTCCCCTCTAACATTAGTATCATTTAAAACGGCATAACCTGCCCCACTAATTTGATTAATTTCTCCTAAGAAATATGAATCATTATTAACTACGAACTGCCCTTGAACGAATAGAGGTTCTAAAATAGAAACTTGGGTTGACATTCCTTCATATTGGTTAGCAGGAGGAGCAGATACTGTGTCTTTTTTTAATTCAATGAAAGTAATATCATCTACCGCAATATTAAAGGAAGTATTTACTGTCGCTCCTTGGTCGTGATAATGATTTAATTTATTTGGTGTAATAGTAACATATGGTAAGTTAGTATCGGCAGTATCACTTGTCCAATCACCAGTTGCTCTATATTCACCTACATGTAATGAGGTCTTTGCGTGGAGGTCTGTTGCTCTTACAGTATTGGCAACATCAACAAAACCATCACCTACCTTAACTGTATCAGCATCAGCATCAGAAGCATCAAAAGTTCCAGCAACTACTAATGAACCTTGAAAATCAACATTACCTACTACATCTAATGATCCAGAGATATTTAATGAACCAGTCATTGTATCCCCGTCAACATTGACATAACGAGCATCAAGTTGTGTTAAACCACCACTAATATCTGCGACACCACTAACAATGAGTGCTTGTTCAGCAGACATCAACCCTATTTGGGATGGGGATGACATTTGAATAGCATCAACTCCTGAAGTGTGCTCTTGGGCATGTAATTTAGTGTGTGACATTTGATTTATCTCCTATACCTATTTATATATTGCTTATGCTACAGTTAATTGTAGTTTCTTTCCTGTTACATCTATCGCAAGAGTTCCTGTTCCAGAAATTTTATTTACGGCACCACTTATGGTTCCAGTTGCTACCATAACATCCCATACACCTGTTCCTGCTGTTCCATTAATAACTACACCAACCCCTGCTAATGTAACATCCCCAGTTACATTTACTTTGCTGACTGAACCTGTGATACAATCAACAACCAATCGTGAACTTGTTCCTAAAAATGTAACATTTCCCGTATTTAAAGTGTTATTACCAGCGGTTCCTGCTCTAAGATTAGAATTTGCCACATTATTAATAGTGACATTTCCAACAGTTGCTGTTCCACCACTAACATTAGAACCTTCTAAGTAGGCATTGTTAATTGTTGAAGCACTAACTATTGATCCAGTAACCCTTAATATTCCTCTAGTAATGGAGGTTGGTCCAGTGTAGGTATTAACTCCACTAAGATTCCAAGTCCCCAATCCAATCTTAGTTACAAATGTCTGAACTGCACCGTTGTCAGCAATGACTGGAGCAAAGATGTTATTTCCTAATTGTGTTCCTAAAAATGTTAATGCTCTAAACTTATCTACAGTTCCATATTCCAATGCACCAGTTGCTGAAAATGTAATGGGACCAGTTCCTGTATTGGCAATCCCAATAGATCCAAGAACAGTAAATAACCTATCACATGTAGCAGTGGAACCTTGATGGGTGATAGATGTTTGATTATACAGAATAAGGTTAGAAGCAATAGGACTTGACCTACCAAGTGGGTTATTGTCATAAGACGATACCACGGTTCCAGTCCAAGCAAGTGATCCAGCAAAAACAGTGATTGGACCAGTAAAAGTATTTAATCCAGATAATCTTAATATACCAACTCCTTCCTTATTGATGCCAACATTTCCACTAACGACTCCCGATAATGCACCAGTTGCACCACCTGTCACACCACCATTTACTAAAATCGTTCTGGTTGCCCCATTTAAATTGATCGTTCCTGCCAATGTAACTACCGATGTTCCTTGACTATATTGAGATTGTAAAACCAACTTTGAAGGATTAAAATATGCACTACCCCATGTCATATTTCCGATATTGAAAGTGCAAGAATTGTTTGCGTTTAATGAAAATCCACTTATACCTCCTATCACCTGTATTTGCCCTACCCCTGTTCCTTGGGTTCTGGTCAAACCACTCGTCCAATACGACTCAATAATACCACCATTAAGAACGATATTGCTGTTTGCAGGAATATTGTTGGCAAACTGGAGCACTCCACCTTTTGATATAGTCGGTCCACTATATGTATGAGCAGGAACTGTGTTAGTCCCTAAAATTACTCTACCAGATAAAACAGTGATGCCACCAGTCCCTGAAATTACCGCATTCACATTAGTTGAAAAGTCTAATAGTCCAGTTCCCTTATAAGTCAGAGAATATCCATTAGTGTTTAGTGTGCTGATGATGTTTAACGGTGTCGTTGAGTTGTTTAAAAACCAATTAGCATTCTGTAAAGTAATATTACTAGCAATAATGCAGATTCCAGTTCCAGATTTCTTATTAATACCTTGAGATAGGTTAAATGTTTGTCCTGCTGTTCCTAAAGTATAGGTTCCAGTATAAGCATTAAAGGTGATTCCATATACTGTAACTGGTCCTGTTATTGCGATTATTCCACCTGCTCCACCATTACCGATGACCGCTTTATAATTACTTACCCAATTGGTATTAGCACCTAATGAGTCTTGCCATAGATTAGCAGTTGTCCAAGTTCCAGCACCATCTGTGCGATTTGCTGTTAAACCATTAGCATCCCAATACAAACTTGGGGTATTTGGTTCATCAGATAATGCTAAACCAGCAGGAATGACAAATATATGATTCCCTGAGATAGAGAGTGTGTGGGTTAGAGCAATCATTATTGTTTATATAATTCGACACTAAACACATCAGTACCATTGTAAAAACATATCTTCTTAGTTGTTGCATTTACTGCCTGTGCCCATATAAACCCAACTGGGCAAGAGGCAAGTGTTGGTTCCGAAGCATATTCCATAATAGCAATACCACTACCCCCGACAGGGGAATTGCTTACTTTTAGTCCACTCTCAACGATATCACCTGATGGATCACATCTCAAAAGATTTTCGTCTGATCCAAAGTTTTGTAAGTTTACTGTTGATCCATTAGTGAAATTCAAATCACCAACCATTGTCCCACCAATTGTATTGATATAGTGTGGATCTAATTCTGCTTGTAGGTTGGCATAGGTTAGGTCAGAAAAAGTTACCATAGTGGCAGTAGTAAAGGTTGCAGTTGTATCAAACCTTTTTGCTGTATTATTCCAATATGGAAACGCATTTAAAATTGGATTATCTTCTCTAGTTGCTACTGCTTGAAGATCTCCTACCTCACCAACCCTAAAGGAATCATCATTCTCATCAAATACGAATTGATAATTGGTTAGTAATCCACGATCTACTTCTAATCCAGAATATCTTGTTTCAACACCACTAACAGGAGCACCAGAAAGGTAGTTAACTACTGTTATGGGGTCAGTAACATAAGTATCGGTAGATACATATGTATTTTGAAATACACGCAAATCACCATATATTGTAGCATCACCAGTAACCGTGTAGTTACCTTCTACATGTAAATCTCCGGGGTATACAGGAACTGTTGTAAGATTACCAATGATACTCATGATACTCCTTATGATTGAACTGTGTTAGAGGTTCCCATTGCTATAGTAACAGCACTTGCTGTTGCAGGTTTTACAAGACGAATCCTACATGGAGCATAACATCCCAAAACATTGTTTATAGATGATAGTTTTACTGCATAATTATATTGATACAATTGGGTCCATGTTACACCATCAATACTAAACTCAATCATTACATTTTCCCCTACTGCAAGACCTTGTGCAAGAAAAGAAATTTGATTATTTCCTTCAAATGCACTATGTGGGGGATAGATAGTTTGTGCTTGGGTTGTGTTACATAATACTTGCATGGGAATTCCTCTCTCTATAACCTATTTATATATTTTCATTCTGTTTAAAACAAAATGGGTAGTAATGATTATAAACCACTACCACCCATTTGTAAAAATTTATGCCTGCTTAGTTCTCTGTCTTGATAATGACAGCATAAACTGCGATCTTAGCACTATCCAAATCTGCGGAAAGTACCAAATCAAGAGTATCAGCAGCGGCAAAAGCAAGACTGCCAGCGGTAACCGATGCTCCGTTCGCTACCACAATACCAGCAGATGCTACAGACTGGGATGTGATGAAATAATTATCGTCTACACCATAACCAAATTCAACAGTCCCTGTCTCACCAGTAACGATCTTCATTCCAGCAGAAAGGACAATATCCCCTGCTTCGATGTCGATAACGGTTACAGTATCTCCGCTCAACGCTGGGGATAAGGAAAAGTCTATTAACTCTTCCTTTTTAAGAACAACGCTTTTTGTTCCACCAATAGGGGCAGAACGGTCGGTAAAATATGTAATTGTGCTCATTGTTTTATCTCCTTTAGATTAAAGTGAAACACCAGTCGCAAGACTGTTGACTTGAATAGATGCTTGGTCAAACGAACCAAATTTCGGACGAGCATAGGTATAGATTGCCTTAATAGCATATCCAACAGTTTCATTATATCCAAAATCTTTTTGGATCAATTCAGGGTTCTTACCATTTGCCATGAACAATGCTTGGGCACCTAACAACATAGATTCAGCACCTACTTTGTCACCAGTCGAGGACCAGTTACTATAGGTGGGGCATCTTTCGCTCGTGCATACCAAAATATTCTGCCATTTTGCTTTAACTCTGGTGAACAACGGATTCGAAGCAGAACGCTCACGAGCTTCACGAACTGCAAGATTCCAGTTAGTGTCGGTTGTGGTCAAATCATAATAAACATTTGGATGACAGAGGAAAATCCATAGTTTTTCACCATCGACCTTAATAGGAGCGATTGGATCAAAATCACGATTTCCACCACCAGTTTCAGCAAGGATTGCCAATTTGGAAAGGTCAGTCAAAGTCAACTTGTCTACTACATCAGTAGAAGCGGTTGCGGTTCCAGTCCAATAGTTATTGGAGTGACCAGAAAACAATGTATTCATTGCGATTTGGTCTTCAGTTTCCGTATGCCACTTGGAGATGAGGGTCTTTGCTTCGGCAGGAAGGTCGTACATACTGCGTTGTACAGACATTTCGTTGTCTATCCTGACAGCTCCCTTTATTAGACCAAGGGTAATATCCATAGTGCTATCAGAAAAAGACATTTCGTTGTTCTCTAATGCTTGACCTTCAGTTTTGTAAGCACCTACAAGTTTGTTGATATATGCGAATTTGATAGAGCTTCCAGCACCAGCTTCAAGCTGTCTCTTCACATTAATCATTGCATCAGCACCACCTTTAAAGGGTGCGAAGAAAGGAGCGACCAAGGATTGTCTCCAAAGTTCTTCTCCATAAAGTTTTTTTGCTACCGCATCTGCTGCGGCAATAGTTTTAGTTGCCATGTGAGTATCTCCTGTTAATGGACTATAGTTTGTATTGTTTCATTAATGCCTTAAATTCTGCGTCAGAAAGAGAACTAAGTTCTTTATCTGAATAAGAAAAGGTTTGTTTGCTTGTGGAAACATTTGAATTAAGTTGGGAAGGTTTTCTTGAATTCTTAGCAATCGTATCGATTGTCTTCTTACCTTTAGTCTTTGTTTCTCGTAGTTCTGCCAGCAATTGGGCACGACGATAATAACTCACTGCCAACACAGGGTCTGTTTGAATTGATTGGTTAAGCATATCCATAGTTGGATTTGCTATACCGTCTTGCTTTGCGATTTCCAATACTAAGTTATTCAGGGTGTCCTTATTCGGGATCTGACTATCTACATACTGAGTATTCTGAGCAATCCTTTGCGATTCAATCTGTCTTTGTTGGTTTTCAAGTTGTTGTCGTCTGACAAACTCCTTCTCCAAAGTAGCACGGGGATCTTTGATGAATTCATCTAAAATCTCACCTTTTTCCTCTGGTGCCTGAGTCTGTCTTTGTTGATGTTCAGCATAAAACTGCCTTAATTGATGAAGTTCGGATGAATGTTTTCCAATTAATTGTTGGGCATTGGCATACCTTTGCTTCATTGTTTCAAGTTCAGTCGTTATTTCACCAAGTGAAGTTTCACTAGTGGATTCTTCTTGCGAAGGGGTATCCTCTTGTGTGTTTGATTCTTCTACTACTTCTTCATCACCTTCTTCTACCTCACTGTCCGTGTCTGTGGTTTCTTGATCGGTATTCTCTGGTTCTGCATCTGTAATATCAAATCTGGTGAACGATTCGGCATCGCTCGTATTCCCAGTGTCCTTTGCATTTGCATCGGGTGAAAATGAATTGGCATTGTTGTAAACTTTTGCCATATAAACTCCTTTATTTAAAATTGGGTTCGTCGTTACGAAGTGTCCTTGGGAGAACTACGAGGTCTGTAACAGGTATCTCGCTGAAATATATTTATATAAAATTTTCTGTACTATTTAATTATTGTGGTTGTTGTTGATTTTGTTGCATATTTTGTGCCATAATTTGCTGTGCTTGAGCAGGGTCTAACTTGGCATAGAGGGTCTTTTTCAATTCTGTGTCGTTCTTGTCCTGTTCACTCTTTGCTTGTGACGCTTGTTGACCACGCAAATTAGTCAAGATACTTTCTTTATTAGGCATGTCTGATGCTTCGATGATAATGTCTGGTGTAATAGGCATACCATTCCTAGACATTTCCATCAATGTACTGAAAGAAGCAGAACGAGCAGTGGCACTATAAACAGACAAACTTGAAACAATATCCAATGTAACAAGATCTTCATCTTCAAAAAACATTTTAATAGTTTCTTGTAATTGTGCATTTTTCATCTGGTCTTCTTCTGACTTTGGATTAGTATTTCCAAGCAACCTTAAGACACGCTCAGGGGTGTACACCTTTTGAACCATCTTAATTACATTCCTTGCCAATAGTTTTTTAGCATGATCAAAGTTATCCATTAAGAATTGCTGTGCCTTCATAGCATTCCTATTCTTCTCTACGATAGCAGTTGAAGATACTTCCCTAGAAGAGAACCCTAATGACTCTTCTGCAAGGTTCATAATAGTCAACATCTTCATAGAAGCGTCATTCTGTAACTGCACCAACTCAGAAGGAAATTTAGTTCCTTGGGTTTGCACAGGTATCTTGCCAATGTCTTTTACTTTAGCACGGAACCCCGGTTTTGCTACATTGTTTGCCCATTGATCCTCTTCCTTTTTGGTATTAAAAGTGTTGTCATCATAGTAAAAACCATAAGAGGTTTGTCTCGATAATATGTCTGTTGATTGACTAACTAATTTATTAATTAAATTTTGAACATCCAATACTTCTTTAACCTTTCCGTAAAAGTTCATGTCACTATCACGCTTACCATATACTGGGGTAACTGGAAAGAAATCTTGATCTTCTTGCCTCTCTTCAAGTAACAAACTATTACACATGAGATAAACATTCATCTTACGGATAACCCTCTTGATAACTGATAACCCAAGTCCCTCTAATTCTGCAATATCCTTCTTCGAGATATTATTAACTGAGGTTACAAACCCATTTTCTATATCAGCAATACTATAGATAGTCTCATATGCTCTCTCCCATACATCGTAAACTGTTTCTCCCAACTTCCTTTCAAGGGATGAAGTCTCAGGTATATCATAATCTTCCCCTAAATATGTCTGGGTAGAGATAACTGGTTCAGTTTCTGGTTTTGGACTCTTTAATTCATCCTTAAATTCTGGGTATAGTTGAAGTAACTTCTTTAAAGGTACCTTTTTCTTGATAACTGCATACTCACAATCTCGCAAATCCCATCTAAGGTGTGGTCCAAATGAAACATCTTTCCAAGGTAATCGTTCAATTACTACCTCACCAAACATGTTCCTGTCATAATCAGTATATAAGCAAATTATACCACGACCGGGGACTACCTGATCCTTAAATATCTCAGTTTCTGTTACCTCAAAATCATTGAAGGTTGCAATATGCTTAAACATTTCGGTGGATATCCTTGCTACATTTGCATCACCACCTTCTTTAGGGTAAAAGGTAATGTCAGTTTTATTTTGCCTAAAATTACCACACAACAAGTCAATCTTAGGGGCAATCTCGTTCAAGGTAATGGCAGGTCGTTCATTCTTCTTCAATATTGCAACATCTGCATCATCCCATTGCTCCCCTGCATAATATTTCTCTGCTATTTGACCATCCTCAATGGATTTTTCATCTAATTGGGTTGCTATTTTGATGTATTCCTTAATTTGGGCAATCTTTTCTTCATCTGTTTCTAATTCATTATCTTCAGGTGTATAGTCTAATGGTTTATCTAACTCATGGATGTGTGCATTCTTACCGGCAGGTAGCAAATTAATCAAACCATTCTCATCTACCACAATAGGGTGTGAATGTTTGTTGTTTTCTGTGGTAAATCCTGAAATACTACCAGTTTCGTCCCTATGTAAGTAAATAATGTGACGATGTTTTGATGTTTGAGTAGTCCTGAATAGCATAATTTTTGTCCTCTAAGGTTGTCTCTACTACTACTTATATAATTTTCACTACCAATTCTCCGCATCTTCGTCATTGTCAGGTATATTTTCTGAATTATTGGTCTTATTTGTGGTTACATCGATTATTTCTGCATCCTTTTCAGCAGAAAACAAGTTACCCAATTTCTTCTGGGATGATTTACTAATAAGATCAGATACTGTATGGGTTACGGAAACATCTACTTTTGAAGTTGTGGCAGTCTCACCATTGAATATCCTTGCTTTATCCAAAATAATACCCAATGCTAATGCTCTTTTATGAAATGGTTCATTATTTAATGCTTCCATATTATCAAACATATTGTTCATAATTGACATTGCCTTGTCTAATAGAGCAGAACCTATCTCTGTGTTCACTTTTTCCCTCATTTCCTTAGATAAAGAACCCAATTTTCCATGACCTATGTTACTTTTAAGGGTAATGCCCATAGCAGATAGTTCTTCTCTTGATAATTCCAAACCTTTCTTCAGGTCGTTTGAACCAAGTTTTTCTCGTATCTCTGCTAATTCCTTATTTCTTTTAACAAGTTCCTTCTTGGTAGCATCTAATTCAGTAGAAACTAATCTACGGGAACTATCTCTGTCTGCTTCAAGCGGTTCTTCACCTTTCTCAAACCGTAAATCATTGATTAGTTCAACTGCTTCCTTGGTTTCCTTACGGTTTTTTTGTTTATCTTCCTTCCATACAGGATCTTGCCTTCTACTCTTTCGTTTTGGTGCTTCTTCGCTCATATTATCCCCTTAAGTGCTCATCCAACTGCCTGATCTACTCTTCAATTCGGCATATGCCCTGTCATAACCATCTTCAAAATCTTCCTTGGCATAACTATTGTGTCGTTGTAAGTCATTTCCAGCAAAAGATAGGCAAAGGGCATCTGCCTCATCAGGAGAGAACGAGATCCGTTTTCTCACTAAATCCTTGGGTTCCAATTTAATCTTTCCTCCATCATCCTTAAATCTTGTAGTTGACAAAGCAACACGCAATCTCTCATTGTTTGGTATAGTAATTGGTTCCTTCATAAACAACCCTCTCATTCGGTGCCACATTTCGTCCCGCATATAACGATACTTATCCTTCTGCCTTGCTCCATCCCCAAATCCAATACCAACTGTTTGTTGTGGGTATAGTTTTCTAACTGCATCGTAGTAACCCACACCCAGTCCACTACTATCCACAATGATCTGCTCTGGTTTGTATTCCTCTGCTAATCTATATACATCTTCGGAAAACACAAACACATCCACCCCATTAATATACTTGAAATCTATTATATCAAAACCTTTTCGGATACAAACACATGACTTATCACCACCTGAACGGGCAACATCGATACCAAAACAATATGGGTAATCATTCTTGGGGGATGGTTGACGAGATAATGCTTCATTAACATACCTATAAGGAATCAAAGCATTATCTTCTGCATCAGGGGGTTCACCAAGCACTGATACCCTATATTCATTACTATCCCTACCACCATAACGATTCTGTAAGTTCTTCAAATATTCTTTACTAATCCTATCACTATCTTCAGCATTCCAGTGAAGATTAATTGTAAATTCACTAATCGATGGATTGAAATGGGTATCATATGCATATCCACTAGTCCTTGTTGGGTTGTACATACCAATGAAAAAGTTGTTTGGATCAGTCATAGAGTCCAATATCGCACTAAAGATCTCATCCCTAACCCCATTCATTTCATCAATAATAGGAACGAAAGTGTAACCATGTAATCCTGATACTACCGCACTTGCCATTCCCTTGTCTGCCACATTTGGGGCAACCTTCATCTCAGCAAAGTGATGTTGACGATCCTCATACCTAACTGACTTACCCATCATATTGATCTTACTGCGAAAAGGTTCTTGAAAAATATATTCCCCCTTCTCGTTCTTCTTGTTATACCATATTGAAAGTTCAGACCACATTACCTGCCTTAAGGTTCTTTCTGATGGAGCAATAACTGGTATCTTACTATTATCAAATAATAACAATAACCAATAAATTAATAATGATGCGGAAAATGATTTACCAACCCCTCTCCCTGCTCGTATTGAAACCCCACTCTTATTAGCATAATTCCTAATTGCCCTTGGTAAGTAATTCAAGGTACCTTCTTTCTCAGCATCTGCCCGTACCCTCTTGCAAAAACTCAACCTACCTACACATGAAAATAACTCCTTCTGCTGATTTGTTAAATATAACCCATTCTCTTCATTAATCCCCAATACCTCATCAATAAAATATTCAGGATACATCTGCCAACGAGCAATTGCTTTTTCTTCAGGGGTGTCAAAAGATTCTATGAAGCGTTTCCTGCCCTCATCGATTATTGCCTTATCCTTTTGGGATATATCAGAAAGTACCATATTACTTACTGTCCCTGTTCATTATGTTCTGATGCTTTCTTGGATAATCAAATGAATCTATCTTCTTAGCATTCTTGTTCGGTACTATTGTATTATACAATGACTGCATCAAACCCTTTTCTGTTACAGTCATTGGACCATCTTCATATACCTTGTAACGCATTAAGTTCTCTAAGGTTCCCTTATGCGTCTTAAGGAATTTTGTGATTGTTTCTATTCTTATATCAGTTTTCATGGAGTCTCCATAATAGGTTCCATTACCTATTTATAATAAAAAAGTGGTTCTGGGGGGACTACTAACCCTCTACTTTAACTTCTTCACCAATTTCTTAGCGTAAACATCCATCTTTTTACTTAATGAAGTTTTCAATTCTCTATTAATAGGTACATCATCTTTATCCAAGAAGTCTTGAACCCCTGAAATGACCTGCCCCATCGCTGTCCTAGTTCTCTTGAGGATAAATGTAAGGATCATAACTGCAACAGAAGGAAATAAGAAACATATAATGCCTAGTATCAGGGAATATTTGATAACAAAATTCCTAACTCGTTGAAAAAAGGTGGGAGGTTCTGGTTGTGGTGCGAATATTGGGGTTGTTTGAGATAAGTCCTCTTTAGAATATGATCTCTCTGTAACTATGGTTGAAGTGTTTGAAGAGGGAACAGAAGGGGTTGTAACTGTCTTCTCTTGGTAAGTCTCCTTGAGATTAGTCTTTGTTTGTGGGGAAGGTTTTGGAGAGGTAATAGAACAACCAGATAACAAAAACAACATAAAGACTAATAAGAATTGCGAGCATTTCATTTTACACCATAAAAGATAACAGTATTTATCATTAATGTGGTGTAGAACCATTAGGATGCCCTTTAAACCGATCTTACCCCCATGGGGCAGTAAACGGTCGAGAGGGGTCGCTCTTGGGAAAATAGACCGTGGTGGTGCGTTCCCCTGCCCCCTATTTTGAAAACCCCAGACCCCTTGGACCGTCGGCAGTGCCCCCCCATGCCTTGCTTACTGTTAACTGTTCCAACTATAGCGAACTGTCTCTAATATTTTCCAATCATATACACCTTTCCTTTGCAATGATATGTAACTATCTTTAACAGTATGTAATAGTCACAACAGTAATAATCTTTGTCAATGGTTTGTTATGGTATGTAATAGTCACAACAGTAATAATCTTTGTCAATGGTTTGTTATGGTCTGTAAATATTTTTCAATCATGTAACATTATCGGAAGTTGTAACAATAATTGACAGTGACCTAAGATTCTAGAAAGGTCTTAATAAGATATAAGAGTCCTTTTATAAAGTGCAAACCGCATTGAACAATTTAAAGGACACATGCTCACTCACTTCGTTCGTTCGCACAACCATTTTAAATCATTTTAAATCATTTCTTCCCGCAGGGGTTTTGATGATCTAAATGATTGAGGATGGTCCAAACTGTTTGTCAATGATTTTCTTAATAGTTCTTAAATGGTGTCTCACAGTTGGGACAATCAAAATAGTTCAGAGAGGTGTAATAAATGCCATAATATTACAGTTCGCTTAAATGGTTGAAAAACAGTTAGAAAGATAATCGGACCTTTTTGTCAATTTCTGATAATCCATATAATGAAAAGAAACTACCATAATTGTGAATACTGTCCCCAAACTTTTTGTCAACTGTAATCTGGTATTTGAAAATAATTTGAGACAATCTTGTATCTGCTTATCTGAGCATATAAGAATTTGCGACTATGTATCAATTATTAGGAACCGTTGGAACCTTTCGAACGATCTGTTTATGCGAAGCATCATGAATCGTTTAAAGCGGT